ATAAAGTCAATATAGAGTTTGTTTAGACTATTTATAATAAAAATAATATGGAACGTAAAAATAGGATACCAATAACCAGATTATCTCGATTTTATGACGAAAAAGATTTTGATCTTGAATTGGATATGGCTAGAGAAGTTATTGAGGAGGATGCTAATTTCACTATTGTTTTGTACAGAATAGATAAGGTTAATAGTAATAATGACGATGTGTATGGTGAAAGTGAGGCTCGTGAGGTTAGGTTTTTACCACCAGTTGAATTAAAAGTTTTATTGTCGTTAGAACAAGCTGATAATAAATCATATGCCGAAGGTAGATTAAGGTATCAAGAATATGGCAATCTGTCGTTCACTGTTTTAAACAAGCAATTGGATGAAAAGGGTGTTGATATTAGTTATGGTGATATTGTTGGTTATTCGGACAGAGAAAATAATCTAAAATACTTTGAGGTATTTGATGATGGTAAAATAAATTCGGACAACGCACACACACAATTTGGGTATAAAAGTTACTTTAGAACAATTAGCTGTGTGACAGCGGATCCAGATCAATTTAACGGTATTTAATATGGCATTACCAGGTTCTTATAAGAAAAAAATAAATATATCGAGAGATAGGCCTAATATCGAGTATCCTTACATCATGGAAAGTGGTGCTGCTGAAAATATGAAGGACATGATTATCGATAAAGATACTTATTTACCTAAGGGTGTTTTACATATTGACTTAGATGCTGGTTTTAAAGATTTTGTAACCGAAAATATGGCTTTGACTCTAAACGGTAATAAAGTTCCAGTTTTTATGATGGGTATCCAAAAATGGACTGAGTTTTCTAAAACATGGAACTTTTCAGATGAATACAAAAACATTAAAATACCATTCGTAAACATAGTTAGACAACCTGACACTAAACCAGGTACGAATCCGTCTTTGATATACAATATACCACAAGGTAAGTCATTTATTTATTCGGAAGTACCAACTTGGGATGGTAATAGAAAGGGTGTTGATATTTACAAAATACCACAACCAATTCCAATTGACATTAATTACGATGTTAGAATTTTTGCTTACAGACAACAGGATCTAAATAAATTTAACGCAATAGTTTTTAAGCATTTCCAAAGTCGACAAGCTTATGCTGTTGTAAATGGTCATTACATACCAATTATTTTGGAAGATACATCCGATGAAAGTCAAATCACGGACTTAGATAATAAAAGGTTTTATGTACAGCTTTATTCGTTTATGTTACAAGGTTTTATTCTTGATCCAGAAGATTTTGAGGTGACTCCAGCAATAAGTAGAACATTTACAGTTGTTGAAAAGTCATAACTCGTAAAATAATTTAAAAAGTAAATAGTATTTCTTGTTTTTTGAAAAAATCAGAGATATTTATTGTAAGTAAAAGGTAAATAAAAAAAATTAAAATTAAACAAATATGGCAAACAAAGTTTATGCATCACCAGGTGTCTATACCTCAGAAAAAGATTTAACATTTACTACTGAGACAGTTGGTGTTACAACCCTAGGATTAGTGGGTGAAACAAAGAAAGGGCCTGCCTTCCAACCTATTTTCATCAGAAATTATGATGAATTTAAAGTTAGTTTTGGTGGTACTAGCCCAGAAAGATTTAGAAACACTCAAATCGTAAAATATGAATTACCGTACATTGCAAAATCGTACTTAAGTCAATCAAATCAGTTATTTGTAACCCGTGTATTGGGTCTTTCTGGCTATGATGCTGGTATGGGTTATGCAATTAGGACTTTAGGAACATGTAATAAAAACACATTAGCGTATACAGATACAACTTATGTATTTGACTTTACGGTTGATATCGATGTACCTGTTGGTCAACCTGGTACTTTTGTATTATCTGGTACCTCAACAGAGGTTATTGATCATATATCAACATTAACTGGTGTTGATACAACTAAATTCGATACGGCTTATTATAACTTCTTCAATGTAACAAACTACACTCTAAAAGATTGGTATAAAAACAATGTATCTTATTGGGGTATTTTGGACAGCTCTGAACAAACAGCACTTGTTACAGATAGAAATGCTCAGGTATTAACTGGCACTGGCCCAGCAACACCCGCTTTCTTAGATGCGTATGAATTGGCTATTGGTATTCCAGTTGCTGACAGAACAGATGATATCTTGATAAAAGAATTTACCTTTAATGAAACATCTGATCAATACGAAGGAACCTCTTTTGCATTGTTTGCCTACGATATCACTGGTACCACAGCGACAATTTATTCTGGTAAGATTAAATTAGTTGTTTACGATTACGTTTGTTCACCAAATCAAAAATACCATAAAAAGACTGTTGCAACATTAAGAAGTAGGGGTCAATATATTTCGAACGTATTGGGTTACAATGTTGATTCAACAACAGTAGCTTATGACCAATTTGATGCTGCTTTAACTAACCCGTATGCGACTTTTGAAATTACTGGTACAACTACTGGTGGTACAAATTTCTCTTATACCGTTTCGCTTGATAAAACCAAGAAAAACTATATTAAAAATGTTTTAGGTACACAGGCGTTTGATAAAGATGCTTTCTTATTTGTTGAAGAAGTTTACGATTCTGTTATAAAGAAAGGTTGGAACTTTAATGAAATTAAAGGTTTGCACTTTGATTTGATACCAATTAATACTTGGGATCATTTAAAATTCCAATTTCAATCACCCGCAACACCATTTTTCGTATCTGAGTTAAGAGGTGGTTTACCACAAAGATTATTTAGATTTATATCTATATCTGATGGTAGTAACGCTAACACGGATATTAAAGTTTCAATCGGTAACGTTGATTTAGACAGAAAAACTTTTGACGTTTACATTAGAGCATTTGCTGATAGTGATAAGAACCCATTCTTCCTTGAAAGATTTTTATCTGTATCTATGGACGAGTCGCAAGACAATTACATTGGTAGAAGAATTGGTACCATTGACAACAAATACCCATTAAGAAGTTCTTATGTGGTTGTTGAAATGGCTGAAAACGCCCCAATTGATGCGGTTGCTTCAGGTTTTGAAGGATATGAGTTTAGAACATTTGGAACAGGTTCAACTGAAGCTGATTTCTGCGGTGTACCTGAATTATCTTACAAAACAAAATACTACGCTCCAGGTGAATTAATCGTAAACCCACCATTCTCTACACCGATATTTTCTCTTGGTGATAAAGTTAGAAAGATTTACTTAGGTTTTACCGACCTTGAGTACGGTTTTGATGCTGACTTATTACAATTTAAAGGTAAAGTTTCTTTAACTGGTGATAATGCTTACAATGATGGTTTAGATTGGACAACTAAAACAAAAGGTTTCCACTTGGATATTAACGCTGGTACAATTGTAGATACAAATGGAAATAATGTATTTGCAGCTGGTGTTGGTACTTTTGTTGATCCAGTTGTCATTGCTTCAACGTTAACTCACCCATATCACGACATTAAAACAAGAAAATTCACAGCTTTATTGTCTGGAGGATTTGATGGTTGGGATATTTACAGAGAACAAAGAACTAATGGTGATGATTATAAAATCGGTAGAAATGGTTTCGTAGCCGCTGGATTTGATACATTCACAAGTGTTGAATATGGTGACTTGTTTGGTACTTCAGATTACTACTCATACTTGTATGGTGTTAAAACTTTTGAAAATCCAGAACAAACAGTAATCAACATCTTAGCTACACCTGGTATCGATATACTTAACAACACAGAGTTGGTTAGAGACACCATTGAAATAGTTGAAGAAAAAAGATTAGATTCAATTTACTTACCAACTTTACCTGATATCAAGTTAATTGGTAATAACAACGCTGCTAACACAGAAGATTGGTTATTCCCTAATGATATCATCGATGAATTGGAAACAACAGAAATCGATTCTAACTATACCGCTGTATACTATCCTTGGATTCAAATTTCAGATACCGAGAATAATGCTAACCTTTACATCCCACCAACAGCTGAGGTTGTAAGAAACTTAGCCTTTACTGATAACGTAGCACATCCTTGGTTTGCAACCGCAGGTTACAATAGAGGTATCGTTAACTGTATCAGAGCTCGTATCGCATTGGATCAAGAAAGCAGGGACATTCTTTACCCAGGTAGAATTAACCCTATCGCTACATTCTCTGACGTAGGAAATGTAATTTGGGGTAACAGAAACCTTCAATTGAGAGATAGTGCATTGAACAGATTAAACATCAGAAGATTATTGTTACAAGCAAGAAAATTAATTGTAGCAGTAGCAAACAGATTATTGTTTGATCCAAATGATGCGCAGGTTAGAAGTCAATTCTTATCACTTGTTAACCCAATATTGGATAACATCAGAAAAGAAAGAGGTTTAACCGACTTTAGAGTTTCATTGGTGAATGAAGTTGAGGATAATGATAGAAATACACTTAGAGGTAAAATCTTCCTTAAACCAACACCAACATTGGAATTCATTGAATTGGAATTCGTGGTTACACCAACAAGCGTATCATTCGATAATATCTAATAAAAATAGAATAAATTTAAAAGGGCTC